CTCTCACTACGCTCGTAGAGCACCTGGCTCCATCAAAGTCCCCGCGCCTATTGACCGGGGTGACCACCTTTTCAATGGAGAGCCACGGTTGCGTCTTGTAGCGGAGCGTGTGTTTGTTCCTCAGGTGCCTTTTAAGTTATATGAAACTGCTAGGATCGATGCAGTCCCTCATGCACCTGTTGATCAATTGGGTCCGGTCTTATCCCAACAAGTACCGGTCGTCACTGGCAATGATTTTAGTTCCCTTTTGGCTGCTTTCAATAAAAGGTGTAACTTCCATAGTGACGCGCGTGTTGCGCCAGTAATTGTCAAGTCAGCCATTAAGTTAGCTGACCGTGTCTTCCCGCAAGTGGATTCATACGATTGGACTATGGATATCTATTTTGAATGGGTGTCCAAGTTTAACCTGGACAAGAAGGATCGTATGGCAAGGGCTCTTTTGAACTTGCACGATGTGGACTTCCGCTCCCTTAACACTAAGTCACTCATGGTTAAGGGAGAAGTGCTCTTAAAACGGAATGACCCATCATGGGCACCGCGTGTTATTTATGTCGGTTCAGATGAATACAATGTGCTAACTGGTCCAATTATGCACGTCTTCAATAAACGACTAAAGCATGCGTTAGACACGTTCTCAGACACGAGAGTTGGGGTTATGTTCGCTTATGCTGAGCAGGACACCTGCATAGCAGACTTTTTGTCTGGTCAAGATCACTATTACGAAGGTGACTTCTCAGCTAACGATAAGAGCCAGCTCGTGGATGTACATGAGATTTTTGGACACTGGCTGTTGCGTTGTGGAGTTCCAATGTGGTTCTATAGATTTTACGTAATGAATTCAAAGACATTTCGGGTAGTATCGTATGAATACGGTGTAAGTGCAGAGATATCGAACCAACTTGCAACCGGCGGCACTGACACCACTGCTCGAAACACTGTTTGGAACCTGTCTTTGTGGTATTCATTTTGTGAGAAAAGTAATCTCTATGGAACGAAGGTTGCTGTCCTCGGTGATGACATCGCCGTAGGCAAGAAGGGCACGGGGGTTTCAATAGTTGCATGGGCAAGGCACTGCCAATCAGCAGGTATGCAACTAACAGCGCATGAGCGGAGGTTGCTTTGCGACCTTACCTTCCTGTCCCGGTTCTTCTATGTTAGGGGGGAACAGTACTTCATGGTCCCACTCATTGGTAAAGCTTTGATGAGGTTTAACGCTCGGTCTAACCGTAGGGAAGACCTCACGGACGATGAGTACATGGCCGGAAAATCCCTTTCATATGCTTACGAGTTTCGGCACATCGACTACCTTCGCAAAGCCTTTTTGGCTCGTTTCCGCTCGACCGGCGTTAGCGCTAATCGTCTCAAGTTTTGTGATTTGACTTGGTTTTCCAGGTCCAAGTCTGGCGATCCAGACTTGCTATTGCAGCTTGTGACTGATGAACAAGTCGTTATATCCGATGAAGATTTCCTCGAGCTAATCATGGGCAAATACGACATTGGCCTCTACGACATGGACTATCTACGCGATCAACTGATACTTAGTAACGTGGCTCACGTCTTTTCTGACGAACGATACTACTCATTTGCCCATGAGGTTGAGTAGTTGCCTGAGCACACACGTAGCTTGGTCCCCTTTAAGGACCCGGCGTGGGAGATGCTGG